AACGCTACCAATACTTGTCGTAGCTTGTAAACCAGTTAAGGTTACAGTTTCATTTGCAAGATTTCCCCATTCACCATCGTTCCAAGATTTTGCTCCATAACCAGTAGTAAGTAAATCACTCTCGTTCCAGAAAGCTTGGCCCCAGGTAAATCGTCCCCATCCCGACATGGGTTATCCTCTATGCGATTCTAATGATCGCGTTAGATGCGTCTGCTGTTGGAAATTGAATTGTAAAAGTTCCGCTTGATACTGTTTTATCACCACCGAAAGCGATAACAGCAACAGCTTTGTTAGACTGCGAAGAGTTATAGATTAATGCACCGTTAGCTGTGAAAGATGCGGAAGTAAAACTCACATCTGCAAAATCACAGAATGCAGTTGTTCCAGATGTGGTTGGTGTAACACTTGTTAAAGTCGCACCACCTGAACTGTATGCAGAACCAGATGTATTTGAAATTTCGTTTGAAGATGAGAAAGCAGTTGTCGCTGCACCTAAAGATGCATCACTTGTATATAAAGCGATCTTAAAAGTATTTCCAGATGAAGCAGTAAAGTTATGTGTCCCTACTAAAATCTCTTGTTTAAAACTTGTGCATATTGCCGATGTAATTGCCATAAAACTCCTAACTGTTTGGCTGTTTTGATTGTAAAGGAATTCGCATAGTTCCGTCTGTGTAATCGTCTCTTCTGCGTCTTCCAATTTGCTCCACAGCAAACTTTTCTACTTCTTGTTTATACTTGTTTTCATACAATTGCAACATATCTTGTGGGCCTTTTAAATAAGCATAAGTTTCTGCTAAACAGCAATATAAAAGTCCATTTGGGAAATTTAAGCTAATATAATTAGTGGTATTATCTGAGGCTAAAGTAGCTGGCATTTTATTATAATGCACTCTAAATTTATAAGTTGCATCTGGAACTGGAGCAAACATCATTCTTCCAGAATTAGTATCACCATCTCCGGTACCACCACCAAACATAGCATAATATTTAGGCTTTCCTCTTTTACTAGACTCAGTTGAAGGAATATATTCTTGTAAATATGTGATGTCTTTTTTCTCTAGATAAGTATTAGCACCGGTGGTAGCGCTAGTAGAATCATAGACTTGAATAGCTCTAATAAACAAAGCTCCTCCAGGAGCATTGATAGTTTCTTGTCCAACAACTAAATCACCTTCTTGTTGTTTTCGATCTGCATCGATTGGAACATCACGCATAATTCGATACTGAGCATTTAAAATAATGCTTTCCAAAGTATCCGTAGTTAAAACATTTGAATCTACTTCAGTGTAGTTTCTAATTTGTGTAATTAATCCGCTATAACTTAATCCTGCCATTATGGTGTTAACGTAACGGGTCCTGCTGTAACCGTCATTCCGCCTCCTTGTTCAGTCACGGTAGGGGTTGATCCTAACGTAAATGTATAATTGTTTGTTCCTGTAACTGTTATACTAAATCCAGAAGCACTTTCAAATGCTGTAAAAACTACGCCTCCAGGGCTACCATCTACATTTCTAAACACTACAGTATCAGATGATGACCTTCCGTGTGAAGGTTCTGTGACTGTAATCGTTGTTGATCCTGATGTGATATTAAACGGGTTACCAGGTAATAAATTTTGTGTTGCTGGTTCTGTTCGTGCAGGTCTTACAGTTCTTAAACCTTGTGGATCAGCAGTATGTGATTTTGGCTGTAGTTGTGGATGTTTAGCTTCAAACTCTGATGTATGAACAAAAGATCCATTCCATTCTCTAACCATTTCTGTATATGGAAATTCTTGACCTGATCTATCAGATATGAATTTTGCGTATTTTCCTGAAGCAGTATTAGACATTTGGATAATAAGTTTTAGGGGTTATAAATGAACTTGAAGAAGAACCATCTTCTTCTAAAGCACGTTGTAATTCATCTTCGTATAATAATTTTAATTCTTGAGTTCTTTGTGGGGCATATTTAATAGACAAATAATAAGCCAAACCAGAAGACATACAAGGAACAAATCGGTAAGGCACATCAGTAGCGTTAGTATAATCACCCACATCTTGTATTCTTTTAACATAATAATAATTTATAAATTTACCTGCTTCGCTAGTTCCAGGAGTTAAATATAGAGTTATAGTAACTTTATCAATAAACCTTTGAACAAAATATTGAGTGGGTTGACCTGTATCCGTTTTGTTAGATAAAGCTTGGTAAGCGGATCTATTTATTTTTGTAAGCGGTGTATCTACATTAGATGAATTTCTAAAAGAAGCTTCTAAAACATCATCTACACCATAAACAGCAGTGGCATCAGAGGTGCCATCACCTGTGGATCTAAACATCGTGTACACTGCTTGATTGTTAACTAACGTAATTGAATTATTTGCAACTTCCCAGTAATGTAGACCACGATTAGCCCACTCCTGAAACATGATATTTAAAGATCGTCTGGCACTTTTTAACTGGTAGCCAGATACTCCTGCCATTCCAATTCTTTCGTAACCTTCTTCTATAATTTCATCAATAGAAAAATTTTTATCAAATACGTGTGTGCCAGAAGTAGTATTAGCCATTTAAACTCCTACTTATCAATCAATAAAGTAGCTGCATCTATATTTGTAATTGTAGAAACTTTCATTCCGCCTTTAAATAAAATTCCATCTTCAGGAAAGTTCACTGAAAAAACATCTCCTGTAGGAACGTCAGCTTGAAACAAAGTTGTGCTATCTGTATTGTCTTGAAGTATAATCGTTCCAGCACCTCCACCGTCTGATGCTAAAATAATTCCTCTTAGTCTAGTTCTACCTGCAAATACTGCACCGGTTGCTGTAACTCTTACCGATTTTATATCGCCCTTATAACTCATTTATATCTCCTTTTAAAGGTGCTCCCGAAGGAGCACCTTAAATTATTAACTATCTGCAAAAGGTGTTGCTTCAGTACCTGTACCGATCAACACAGCTTCTACTAAATATACGTTATCTTCAAGTGCAGTGATTGTAACCGTGCTACCTTTGTCTCCACCTGTAGTTCCGCCATTCATGCTGATAACATCGTTTGATGATGCTGGTGCAAATGTATTATTAGTTCCATCTGCAACGTTAACAACAGTTGCGTGACCGACAAATTTGTCAGTTCCATCAGTTTTAATATCGCAATCAGTACAATCTGTGCCTACAAAAAATTTGTAAACCGCACCTAATTGATTGTTTGCGTTAGGATCGTCAGATCCAGCTGATCCGCCTTTGCTATCTGCTTTGATTGTTGGAAGTGTGATTGCACCATCTGCATCATTTACTTTAATCACTTTACCTGCGTGAGCAGCAAAAGTTAAAGTAGTTTCCGCTGTGATGTTTACAACCGCGTCAGGTCCTGCAGTAACGAATCCTCTTAAAGATTTTACTGGTCCTGAAAATGTAGTTTGTGCCATATTATTATCCTCCTAGTTTAATTAACATGGTCTCTAGGCCGTCGACTATACGCGTCCATGTCAATTTAATAATGTATAGTAAGATTTTTATATAGCAGAAAGGTCCCCTTAGCAAGTGTTTCCACTTTTTAAAAAGATAGACCCCTAGTTAACTAGCGTAGTTGTGGTACTCTAGATCCTGTGGATTCCTCTTTGGTTGCTCTTGGTTTTTCAAAATCTGTCTAATTACTTTTTTGATTTGATCTCCTAGAGCTGACATTTCTGGTGTTACCATTCCGCCGTTTTTAAGATACAATTCGTTCCATCTAGACTCGAAGTGGATCTTCCTCGCGAACAACACCATGTTGTCTTGAGCCATCATTAACCTCCTCATAGGTTATATAGAACTCGCTTTTACCATTGTAATTAAGCTTGTTCGGCTCCCATTTTATAGTGTTTTTTCCTAGAAAGTCAATTATTTCTTTATGGACTTGAGACATAACAAGCATAGAGCTTGAAGTTTCTAAAATAAATTCTGTTTGTAATTTTTTGGTAAATATTTTGATTTTGTACTTTGAAGTCATTTTTCCTTTCTAATTTTTAATTGGGGCCAGATTGTGTCTGGCCCCAAAAATCGTTAAAGATTATGCACCTTCAACACCGAAGATACCTCTAGGGTCAGAAACTCCAAAAGAGTATCTTTCTCTAGCTTTGTATCTTACGTTACCAGTATCAAAGTCGCCTTCCATAGCAGTCTTAATAGGTGCTCTGTCAAACATCTTCATACCATTTGGCACGTCAGTGATAATGTAGAATGAGTCAGTATCAGTTAAGAAATTGTTCACTCTGTATCCTTGCGGAATCATACCCATAGATACGATTGCATTGATATCATTATCAGCTGTAGCTGTTCTACCTTGAGACTTCATTAATCTCTCCGCAGTGAATTGGTTTTCACTTGGAACGATCATTTTCACGCCTCTAGCAGCAATCTTTAAACCTCTTTCATCAGTAAGCGCAGCAATGTCAATCATTGATTGCTCTAATGAAGTTTCGTTTAAGTCAGCTTGAGTAGTTAAAGTGTTTTTAAACGAACCAGCAATTGTTGGGTGAGCTGTGTTAAATAAAGAAACACCATCACCTGCATCAAAATTGTCCGCAGTTGGTAATCCATTGTTTAATGGATTAGCCGCTTTAACTTGTTTTGTTTGTGCCATTGAACGTGCTAACGCTTTTGTATATCTAGACGCGAGTCTGTCATACAAGTTATCTTCAATAGCTTCTTCAGTTATCGAGAATGCAAGAGCGATTGTCTCGTGAGTGTATCTTGCAGTGAAAGTCTCTTGAGCATTGTCAAAAGAAACACCAGATCCCTCAGCTTTGACTTGCGCTGATGCAAATCCTGATAACATAACTTCTTCTTCAAACGCTCTGTCTGAAGTTTCAGTTGTGTATATTTCAGCATGTTGATTTTCATACTGTTTATACTCCAGGCCGAATAGGGCATTCAAACCTGGCTCTAGTTCTTTGACTAGTTGTCCTCTAGAAATGGCCATAGTTGTATCCTCCTATTATACGCCGTTTACGTTCATGTCTAACAGATGCTCGTTAATTCTAACGATCCAGTTGACATTCGCAGAACCTACATCACTGTTATCTGGATCTTTTGAAAGACCAAGAATCTGCAATGTTGCAGAAGATCCCGCAGCTAAAGTTGAGTCATTTAACTCTACTTGAGATACGTAATCTGGTGATGAACCTGCAGCATACACGATATCAGCCACATTGAAGATATCAGTTGTTGCAGAAGCTCCACTATTATTTGATTGTATTTCAAACCTTTCATACGGATCATCCGTAATGAAACCTTTGATATCAGTAGCCGCATTAGATGCGTCTAAGTGATTAGCAAAAGTTGGCTTGCTTGTTGATGCGTCGGTAAAAAAGATACCTGTTAGTACACCGAGTAAAGAGTCACCTGCTGCGGCTACTCCAATTGTTCCAGAGTTTACCATTTTCACTGGATCTTGGAAATAGATCGCTGTTGCAGAAGCTGCAATATCATACTCGGATAAACCTTGGTTATCTCTATTTTGACCGACTTTTCCAATTGGTTTCATACCAAAAGGTGCGTCTTTGTTTGCCATATAGTTTTCTCCTTATTAAAGTTTATCCAGGGAATCGCTAAAAAATTAATTTTTCTTTGATCCACCGAAAGTTACACGAGTCTGCCTATCAATATTGATTGGCATACTTGAATGCTGTTCCTTCATAAGGTCGTTGTCTAAAGCTTCGACTTGCTCTTGCGATTGTTTCGCATAATAAGCTTGTCTTTGTTTTGCGACCTCCTCCGGTACCCTTGTCAGCACAAGGCCACCTACTCCGATCACTCCTGCGTATTTTCCATCTTCGACAATGGGATAATCACTATCGGGATATTCATCAGATCTAACTAATTCGTATCCTTGTCTTATTCTTCCTGACACATTTTTTGTGTCTTGAAATCCAAGACTTTCAGCTCTTACCCATCTATGCCTAAATCCATTTGGCGCTGGGGGTGCGTCTAAAGCAGACGGTGGAGTCCATACTTTGGGTTTGGATTGTTTTTCCCTAGTTTGGCTCGCACGAGAGGTTTTTTTGTTATCGTTTTCCATATGCTTATGCCTCCTTCGTGAGTTTTAATTGTTTCGCATATTCTTCAAGTGGCACACCTAATTTTTTAGCGATTGCAACTTGAGACGGCGTGAGTCTCACAGTTTTGCGACCTGATTTTGTGCTTCGCGTCGCTGACGCTACTGTCTGCACAGGTTTGGTCGATTCCGTTGACTCTGGTTTATCAAATTTATGAGGGAATTCAAGTCTTATTCTTTTATCCACCTCAGTATAGTATTCATCTGATTTAGGATCATATCCTTCTTCATCAACCAATGTTTTATGTAAATCAAAAGCAGTATAAGTCATTGCCTTATCTTTACCAAACCATGTGTTTTTTGCTGCCCAAGACTCTGCTTTAGGGTCAACTTGAACTTCTGGCATTGATTTTGAAATAGGTGTTTCCACGGTTTCCTCAGCTTTTTTAGGTTGCATTTCTGCAGCTTTTGTAAGCTCCTGGATTCTCGCTTCTTCATATCCTAACTGTGCGATTTGCTTCGAGATTTCTACTTCAGCATTGGTGTCACCTGCTTCTCTAGCTTGTGCTAGTTTTGACTTTTGTGCATCAAGTAATGAACTAATTTTCTCTTGCCTATCTTTTACAGATGTTGTTTCCAAAGATGAATATTTCTGATTTAAATCCTCTGCTTTGTCTTTTTGGATTTTTGCAAATGTTAAAGCTTCGTCTCTTTGTCTTTCAGCTTCACGCATTTTTTTAGTCAGCTTTGCTATTCTTCTTTGAACGTCTCTACTATAATCTTCTAATTCTTCTTTCTTTTCTTCTTTCTTCGTAGCCTCTTGCTGCTCGCTGCTGGCTTCTTGAGTCTCAGCGACTACAGGCGCTTCAGTTTCTTCAACTGGAGCAATATCAGTTGTTTGATCTTCTTTTAATTCGACCTCAGTATCTGAGCCGGAAGTATCAATGTCAACCGTCTTGTTTTCTTCTACTTGCATAGTTTCCTCCTATGTTAATATTGATGAAGTATGTCTTCTGGGTTTTCAATAGATGCGAGAACTTCATCATCGTTTAATATTCTTACCTCGCCTCCATCGATTTGTATCCTAGAACCTGCATAACGTGCAAAAATAACCCAGTCGCCTTTTTTACACCATGGTCCTTCAGGAAACTTTTCTTTGTCATAACAATGTGGTCCTAGTGCAAGAACGAGTCCACACGTGGATGCCACTTGTTGTTTTTCTAAAGTCTCTTGTCCAAAATATAAACCTCCTTTAGATTTTTCTGGCATTTTAAATGGCAGAACAATCATTCTCCAACCCGTAGGTTTAGGAAGTTTAGTTTCTTCTTTTGTTTTTAAACGCTCATACGCGTCTGCTTCTGCTTTATCTTGCTTCTTAAATTTTTCTTCAAGTGCAAGTCTAGTCTTCGGAACTTCTTCCGAATTCGATGACATTATCAGCTTTTTGCTCATCTTGTTTCTCCTTTTTATCGTTTTGATTAAGTATATCTGTTAGTGCTTGATCCATAGATTGGTAAGCATGTGCTTGACCTAACAAATATTTGTATTGTTCGTAATCTTTTGCATTTCCTGCAATCATTGAGTCACCTACCGCCTGGTAGTTGTCTCTCAATTCTTTTCTAAGTTTTTTTACTAAATCTTCAAGTATTAGCATTTCCACCTTTTTCTAGCCTGGCGTAGTCTAGAATTAGGATCTTTTGCTGCTTTGGGGAATTTTTTCATTTGTCCGGCCGATCTAGCGCAATATGATTTACGTCTAGCTGCAGCTTTTGATCCAGGTTTGACCTTGCCTGTGACCGCTGTTTGTAGTTTTGAACCGGGATTTTTTCTTCTATAGGAAGCAACACCGGCTCGTGTCATTCCTGCTCCGGCCTTTGTAGGCCTGAAGTTCTTCTTGTTTCTTGCTGGCATTTTATCTCTTCTTGCCATTCTTACCCATTCTTTTAATATGTTTTTTAACTATCTTAGCTTGTCTTGCATGTGTCTTGGATGCTTTTTGCAAACCTTTAACAACTTTCTTTAAACCTTTTACCATTAAATTAATCCTTTATAATATTTTCTGTAAGATGGATTTGATAACTCTACACCACCATAACTCCCTTTGATTGATCTACCAAAGTATGGAGTTGTTGTTCCTCCTGGTCCACCGTTTGCTTTTTTTGTTCTTTTCACAATTGTTTTTACATTTGTTGGTTTACCACCAACGCCTTGAGCTACCGCTCTCTTTCTTTTTACCGCTGAACGTCTTTGTCCTTCTGACATGCTTCTTGCTTTTGCAAGTGGGACACATTTTGGATACTTACGTTTTGCGTCTGCTTTTTGTTTTGATCTTCCACATTTAGAAAAAGATCCGTCTTTTTTCTTTGAGCCAATATCGACCCATTTTTGTTTGAACCATTTATCAAGACCGTTTTTAGCCATGGCTTTAGACAAACTTTGTTACTTTTTTTCTATTTGACATTACGGCACCGCAACCTTTTGCAATACTGCCTCTATGTTTTCCAAATCTATCCTCTGGATTGTCTTTAAATTTTTTCTTAGGATTAGGAGTACCTTCGCTAAATCCTTTTCTTTTTAATCTTTTAGTGGCTTCCATTAATCCACCGGCTGCCGCTTTTTTACGTCCTTTAAAATCTTTTCTCTTTACACCAGATGGATCTTTAATTTTACCTGCACAAATTTTGCTGGCGTAGGCGTTCGCATATGCTGAGGGGTACACAGAAAATTTTCTCTTCGCTGCGGCTTTACCTCTAGGACAAAGTTTAGTCATTATTGTTTACTCGCTTTATCTTTGCAATCACAATCGTGATCACAAACACATGGTGTAATACCAAATAGCTTGCAAACAATTTCGCAAATTTTATTTTTAATTTTTTTCAACATTACTTGTTACCTTTTTTTGCTAAAAATTTTTTAAGACCTTCGTTTAATTTACCAACGCCTTTTTTTATCGCTGCTTTTTCTTTTTTGTTAGCTTTCATCATTGGATTTTTTTTCATGCTTTTAGCTGCAGATTTCATAGATTCTTTAAAATTTTTATCTTTATCTATATCTAAAAAATCAGGTTTTGTTCCTGAGTTCAGCATTTTTCTTTTCATCATGCCTCCACCCATAGCACCACGTCTATTTGTTACTTGTTGATTGTATCTTGGGTTTGCCATTATTTTTTCCCTCCTCTAAATATTTGTGTTCCCTTTATACCATAAATGCTCGCCACTACAAGGATCCATAAATTTGTGAACCATGACGGGAGCTCTGAGAACATCTTGAAAAATAATTTTACTTTATCCATTGCGGTTGGGTCATCAGATACGACTGCCCAGGCCAAAATTGCGATGGGCGCTGAGAGAATTATCAAAACTGCCTCATCTTTCCAGTCCGATTGTCTAGCCTCTAAAAGTTTTCCCTGGTAAGCTTCCTGGCCTTGGGCCATTTTTTGTGCGTGCATAAGCTGTGCATCCGACATTGCCATTTTTGTTCTTTGCTTGTTGGCATAAATTTTACTACCAGCAGAAACCGCTAATTTTATTGCCGATAACCACATAATTAAAATGCTTTTGATTTTCTTCTTTTTTCTGGAAGCACTGCGCCTTGTCCTTGAACTTCTAACTCAGGTCCACCAGTACCAATCTGATTATAAGCAGCGTTGTAAGTTGTTTTGGAACGTGGATCCATGTGGATTTCTTGTTCACCAACTTTTGCTTCTTTAATTTTATTTAGTTTTTCCATTTTTGCTCCTTTTTTGTTTCACGCCTGCTTCTCGCAAAGCAATAGCGATCGCTTGTTTTCTATTTTTAACTTTTTTATCAGATTTTCCAATAGAAAGCTTCTTTTTTTTAAACTCTTTCATCACTTTTGCAATTTTTCGATCTTGTTTTTTAGTTTGAGTCATTATCACCTCTAATAACAGCAATATTACCCATCATATCACCTGCTTTTGGCAATGTTTTAGATAAAATAGTCTTTTCAATTGATGTATTAGCTCTTAATTTTGCTAATTCTTCGTTTTGTTTTCGTTTTTCGTCTTGGTTTTCTTGATTCATCATTGCTCTCATCTTATCAAGATCCATTCTTTCATTTCCTTCACGTTCTTTTCTCTCATTTTCCATTGCTCTAAGGTCTAATTCTCTAGATCTTAATTTTGCAATAGGATCATTGTCAAACTGTGAGGTAATTTTTTTCTCTTCACTTAAAAACTCTTCCATAGACTCAGCAATGAGTTGTGCTTTTCTTGATTCAATTTTTTGTGACATCATTCTTGCCTGCATTTGTGTTTGTGGATTCTGCTGCATCGCTGCAACTGTTCTTAACTCTTGTGCAAACTCAAGTTCAACTTGTTCTTGGGCCATTAAACTAATGTGTTCAAAAATATTTTTTTCTAACGCCGCCATCACCGGTGGATTATTCCTTGCCATGTTCGTTGCCATGAAAGACAAGTGCGCTTGAATATGTGCTCTATGATCTTGTCCTGGAAAAGCTTGGAATGGTCTCCCTGCAAGAGCATTAATATGCTCTAATGCAGGGTCCATTGGTTGTGGGGGTTGTGGTCGAACTAAAATTTGATCAACGTCTTTTACACCGATTGCTTCATACATGTTTCGGTACGCTTGATATAAATTATGTATTTGTGGATTGGACATTGCCAATTGCAATTCCGTCTGCGCAAGGGAGATACGCTGTGTCTGAGAGAATATATTTGGATCTGCAACTGGCAATATATCTACTCTGTCATCAAAGTCAGACTGTTTGATGAGACGTTGTCCTCCGACAACATCATAGGGGTATTCCTGGGGTAGATAAAGTTTAAAAACTCTGGACATTAATTTAAATTCTTTTTTGAGCGCTGCATAAATTCTTTTATGAATTGCAGACATGGTTCTGCTTCCTCTTTCTAAAAGCGCGACTGTCGTTCCCACTGCAGCGCCTTGATTCCCGTCTCCTACTTGCATGTCAGCTATAGATGCAAAACGCTGACCTGCTTGTACAACGACACCCAATAAATTTAAAAGAGTTTGAGATGGCTCTTTAAATGGTAGAGTCATAAACGCATCTCTAATATTTCCACCTGGAGCGTCTACGTCTCTAAACTCTCCTGGTTGAATAGATTGTGCGTCATCTCGAATTCGAATACCTCTTTGTTTAAAACCTGCTGGTAAGTTTGATAATGTTCCAGCATCTAAGAGTTGTCGTAAGGCAGATGTGGCTGTTCTCGATAATCCACCGATCATGTGAATTAAACCAAAACCATAAAAGCCAAGGCCGGGTAAAAATTTAAAATGTACAAAGTAAGAAATTTTTTTCTTTAATGGATCTCCTGCTTCATAGTTTCTTCGAACGGATAAAACTTTTCTTGATCCTTCATCCATGGTTACAATGTATGGAATTTTAATCCCTGTTGGTTCACCGTTTGTGTCAACGTCTTCAAAACCTTCTAAATCTAAATTAACATGACACTCAAGTAATGTGAAAACATCTTCGTCTCTTCCTGATTTTGAAGTGCCTTCTAATTCAAGTTCTTTTTTCTCTAAATCTGTTAAATTATTTTGACCAGGTTTAATATCAATGTCTCTGTAAAAACCAGCCACTTGTTGTTTTCTTAATTCGTTTTCAGAAATTTTTACTTTGTGAATAATTGCTTCGGCATCATCTAAACTGGTTGCAGTATACGGTACAATAAGTTCTTCTGCTGGAACAAATTTTGATACCGCTCTTTGCATCATGTCATCGTAATAAACTTTTTTAAATGCAGAACCTGCAAGAGGTAAATAGAATAACATCTGATCAAAGTCAGGTTCATACTCCATCATCTGATCCATGATTTGATAATTCATGAAATCTTTTACACGATTAGCCTGTTGTGTTTTTTCTGGAGTTTGTAATCCTACCACTTGCGTTCGAACCGGTCCATTCGCAGGAAGTAATTCTTTGTACGCCAAAGCTTGGAACTGTGTCGCTGCTTCTGCTAAAACAGGGTGGGTTGCACCTGACGCACCTGAAAATGGTTCAGTACGATTGTTGTACTTAAACCCTAACAAGTCGAGTCCTTCTGTGTAAGTTCTTTCCCAGTCTTTTCTAGAATTTTTGTAATCTATATAATTTTCAAATAAACGTGAGCCTAACATTTCAAGTTGTTGTTCTTCAACAAAATCTGCGAGGTTCGCATTAAAATCTGTTTCTTGTCCTTGTGCGACTGCATTCGGATCAAAGTTAATTTCTACGCCACCATCTTCAAGTTCAGTTACTTCCGTGTCTGCTTGTTCACGCAGTTGCTCTTCCATCTCAACAGCTAAATCTTCTGTTGTTTCTTCAGGTTGTTCGCTTATGTTTGGTAACGTTTTGTCTACGGCCATATTTTCTCTCCAGTTTTACTGTTTTAACAGTATTATAGTTATATTCAACCCCCTGCGGTTGTGGTCCTGATTTAGGAGGTATCGTTGTGGTTAATCGTTTAATCATTGAAACCATATTTCATCTCATCTTCGTCAAAATACTCTGCATAATTATCCATTGTTCCTCCACGGTCTTCTATGTCTCCAGCAGGATCATTTTCAATCTGTTTTTTTCTTTTTTGTTTTTCAATTTGTGCTTTTTTATTTGTTTTACCAGTTGCAAATTCTTCCACTGAATGCCAATTACTAGCTACATCATCTAAATCATTGGTTATGTACTCGTCTAATTCAATATCAACTTCATCTGGTCCAGTCATTCTTCCAGTAGCTCTACTCTCTGCAATTGTAAATTCTCCCCCTTCTATAATAGGTTTTCCATCGTCAGTTATTCCTGTGACTCTTTGTGGAGTTATGGTAAAATCTACAAAATCTCCGTTTGCACCTATGTCCGCAGAATTTATGGATACTGTAATTTTTCCAGTGTCTGAATTCTCACTTAAGATGTAAGCATCATATTTAGCAAATAATTTTTCTACCGTTCCATCTTTTTGTAAACTTTCCACATACATAGGATTTCCCGCTTCATCAAGTTTAGGATTTCTTAAAACCGTAACAGTCTCTCTTTCAATTGTTCCTAGTTTGCCTGACTCGTCAACACCTTCTTTCATAATTTTTTCTACAAGGGGTGCAAACCAATCTGGTGTACCTGTAGGTGCATCTTTTAAAACTTTTTTTGCTACAGGTGAAGTGAGTTTCATAACGCCTGTTTTAGCTACTGCAGCTAACGCAGTAAGTGCACCTATCACTTTTAAAAAACCTCTTCGCGTTAATCCTCCTCCTGAAAATTCAGGACGAGAAAATAATTTTAAATTTTTATTATATTGTGATTTTAAAAGTGGCTCTAACATTGCATCAGTTGCTGAAGTTTGTTTTTTATTTGATAACTCATAAAGTCTTGGAAGAGTCTCTTTTTTAAATTCTTCAAAAGTTGGACCAAAATTATAAGTTGAACTTACATTTTCTATGTCTCCTTGAAGTTCTTCAGCTTTAGCTTTTTGTATATCTGCAACATCTGTTGCACCTTCAAAAGGTTGCATCAGTTCTTCCATATCTTGAGCTGCTCCATATGTTTTTTCAACACGATCTCTTGCTAATCCAATACGAGCTTCTTTAAATGCTTCGTACTCTGGACTTCCAGGAGTTAACATCGCCTTGTATTGTGGAATCTTGTCTTCGATTTCATTTTCATACTCTTCAAACTTTACCACAGCGTTTTGATAATTATCAGCAGATGCTAGGTCATCTTTAAATGTATTAATTGTATTTTTTAATTTGTTGTATTTATCAAGTGCTTCTTTAGCCTCAACATATTTTGCAGCTTGAGGATTTTGTTTAGCAATATTTGCTGCACGATCTTGTTCTCCTGAAGTTTGAAAGTCAGAGAAAATTGCTCTTGTAACAATACCATTATCTTTAATTGATTCAGCTAAAGGTTTAGCATTAAAAGTTGTATCCCATCCGATTAATAAACCCTCTAATGCAATCTCTAAAGGAAGTTCTACAAACCTTGCTAATTTTCCTGTTGCCTTTGTAAACTGTTTTAAACTTTGTCCAACTTTTTGTGCTGTGGTTTTATCTCCTTGACTTGCTTGTTTTAACATTTCTAAACCACGATTATAACAATCTGACCCTGTACTATAATTAACTCTGCCACCGTCTGCATATTTAAGTTTACATCCAGGAGCAAGCGTTGAAATAATATCTGTAAGATCTTTTGAATTAAGGTCTGAGAGTGCTGCACTTACAATACCTTTTAAATTTTTTGATTGACCATATGTTTTTTTACCTGGCTGTGATGCAATATTCGGAGCTTGTTCTGCTAGGCCTGTTGTAAAATTTTTAACGGCTTGTTTTTTTTCTGATAAGGTTGTTGCATTATCAAAGTCTCTGGCAAGTTTAACTCTAAGAGAAGCCTCTGCTCTGTTTTCCTGTTGTATAGATAAACTGGTATTAAAAGGGTTTTTTGCAAGTCCTTCGTTGTGTTGAATTGCGATAGTATCTTTCATTCCTCCTTCACCTCTCTGAAAGGTTAATCGTTTTCGTATGTTCTCAGGTAATTTTGTTTGTTTAATTATATCTTTTGCTTCATAAGCTTTAATTGCATTTTTATATTCAGGATGAGTTGTTAAATTTTGATAAGTAATTTTTTTTCCAATTTTATTATCCATTAACTCTAAGTTTTCAAAAACAGATCTTGGAAATTTTTTAGGTCTTTCTGTAATCCAAGTCACTCTACCTTCAGTATTTGCTGAAGCATCTGCGGATCTTAACAAATCTCTCCAAAATGCATCTTTTGCATTTTTTGCAGGTGGAAACATTCCTTTTTCTAAATATCTTTTTTCAGCAGAGCGAGCTTGTGTTTCTTTCATTTTTGCTTTTCGTTCAGGATCTGCCATGACTCTTTTGTATCTACGTTTAGCTGCTTCTCTTTTGTATTCTGGAGTTTTTTTCTTATCTCCTCTTCCTATTGTCACTCTTTTTCTAAAAGTGTTTTCATCAATTAATCCTGATTCAAAATCAGTGAGTTGTTTTGGAGTTGCTTCTTGTTTTAAATCTTCGATAGATGCAAATGTAACTTTACCTTTTCCTTTAAGATCTGGATTTCTAGTTACAAACATCTCAATCATAGATTCTGTAATAGGACCACCTTTTAAATTAATGTATCCGAGTTTATTTAATTTATCTGCTTTGACTTTATTAGATACACCTTGGTTCTCTTTTATAAAATTAATTAAAAATTCTTTTTGTATTTTTGTACCATCCTCAAAACCCTCTCGCTCCACGACGCCACCTGCTTGCATCTCGCTGCGCGCCTCTAGCCTCTTAGGATCTTGGTACACAACAAAGTCACGCGTGAGATATTTCTTAGGTCTCATCGCCTTTCTAAATTTACTAACTTCCATATTAGAATCCTAACAAATAGTTTAGGCCGCCTTCAGCGTTTTTCTTTCTATTAATGCGCTTCATCTCTTTTGAAAAATCTTCAAAACCACTATCATCAAATTTTTTTAATTTTTTTAAATCATCATCAGTCATTTTTCTAGGTGAGTCTAGTTTTTCTCTTAAATTTCTGTAGTCAAACTCTGCTTCTAAAAACTCTAATTCATCTCTATCATTAGGAGAAAACAATTTAAAATCATCTGTCATTTCAGCTTCTTTTTGTCGATCTTGTAGATAGGTCATTCTTGATCTACTTACTTCACCTGGTTTAGGATCAAGTTTTCCTGTTTTGTATTGATCGTACATGTAATCCATATATTCTTTGTTTTCTTTTCTTATTCTGTTTGCCGAACCTACCGTGCCATCAAAATCAACATACGCTTCTAAACCTCCAACCTCAAAATCTAGTTCACCAATTTCATCTTCTGTTAATTCACGTAAATTTTCTTCAAGAGGTAGTCCTGATTTTTCTCCTTCGACGCCTGGATATTTTTTTCTAGACTCATAAAGTTTGCCGCTAGTTTTTTTAATCTGTTTTTCAAAGTTTTCTAAATCCTTCATCGTCTTGATTGGAATGCCAGCTTTTTTTGCTTGGTCCATTAGATCAATAAGATCTGCTGCTCTTTCGGAACCCATCTTCTTACTTTTTATAAGTTTGTTAATCAATCTCATAATTCCACCTGCTCCCCCTATTGAAAAACCTACACGGCCACCTGTTGCAAATTCATAATCAATATCTTCTGGTGTAGAAACAATAGAATTAGGTGTTCCAAAGTCTTCGCCTGCCTCATCTAAAAAATCAACATACTCGATGTTTTTCATTTTGGATGCATCTTCTGGATTTGTAAATGTTGGATAGTTATCCGGAAAAGTTGTTTGAAGACCCTCGTCAATTTTTTCCTTTATCGCTTCTAATATTTCCTCTTCGGTATCATAACCCATATCCTTTGCGAGCCCCTCGCCTCGACGTAGAAACACTCTAGCATCATACGCGGCGTCTCGAGTGGCTTGGGGTAATTTAAAATTGTCTTCAATCTCATATCTTAAAATACCTCTTGCTTCATCATAATCACCTCTTGCAATTGCACGGTCAGCCTGGGTAAATTTATCTTGTGCATCACCCATTAATATCTGCATATCACGTCTATCGATGTAAATCGTATCTCCAAAATTTTTATCAACAAGTTCTGGTCTGCCTCGTTGTGGCCCGCCTCCAGACTCACCCCCTTGTTTAGATTGTCTTGCTTGTATGTTTTGTGCTTCTAATTTTTTCTTAACGGCTGCTTCTGCTTTTTCTTTATCCTTTAAAGGTAAAGCTTCAATTTCTGCTCTTGGTAATTTTCTTTGATCAACCACAGTAAAGCTTGGTGGCTCTGAAGTCATTCGTCCTTTAATTTCTTCATTTGATAAATAATCATCAATAAGCTGGTCTCCACTTTTCTCAGTGGTTTTTTCCATCACATCAATGTCGTCTAAATTTTTACCTTTGGCTTCATCTAAATTACGAGTTAACGCTCCGTCTAAAACTTGTCTTGCTTGACTTTGAATTTCTTTAAGCTCTGTTCCTTGCGGAAAACGTTTGTTGCTTCTGACGAAGATCTTGATCAGTGCTTGTACTATTTTTTCTATTGTGCCCATATATAAGTTTCCCGTTTACAGTCGGTAAGACTGTGAGCACATTAATAGTACGTTTTAGGGGTTTGTTCAACAGTTTCTTCCACATAGTCTTCAGGGTGTTCAAGAAAGCCTCCTTGTCTAAATCGCATGACCGCTTGAGTTGTCGAGTCCACCAGGTCGTCATGATCCCCGTATGGAAACGCTGCGCACTCCTCAATCACCTCTTGAGCAAATTGTTTTTCGGTGGGCGCCCATATGCATCCACTTTCAAATAGAGGTGCAACTGAGTTAACACGTGTATGTTTATCATTTCCTTTGCTCGGTGTAAAGTTTACCACCGGTATCCCCATCTGGCGTAATTCATAGGTCAGCGGGAGGCCAGATGCTTTAGATTCTATAATCACCGTTTCAGGCGTCCAATAATCATATTGTTCTTTAGCCACGCGGCGAAGTTCAGGGAACTCGTATCTGTCTTTTAATGCATCGAGTAACATCAATTGTGGTCCGTTAAAACGGTCATCATAAAATACACCCCATGTTGTTATTGCAGAATAATCTGCCGTTTGTTTTTTCATAAACGCAGTATCGTAAGATTGAATAACATGAGTAAGCGGTGGTAATGTTTCAGATTCCCAGTTCTGCCACCACTCTCGTTTAATTAAAGATCCTTCTTCTGATGTTGGGTTTTGCATCCACTGTGCATTCCATTTACCAAGAGACAACGATGCTTTGACTCCAAGCAGTTCATCTTTCTTCCAAAACTCTGGCCACACCGGTTCACCCGATGGCATGATCGCAGGGAACTCAATGATGTCCCATTTATCTGCTTTAGGTTCTGACGATGCTTTGACAAGTTTACTTGTTAAATCTTTTGTACTCCATCTTGTCATAACCAAGACTATGGTTCCACCAGGTTGTAGACGTTGACGTGGACCTGAGGTGTACCATTCATAAGCTCGTTCCAATGCATCAGCATTCAAAGCATCTTGCTCCGAGTGTGGGTCATCAATAATTAAAAGGTCTGCACCTCTTCCTGTAATTGCACTCCCGACGCCCGCTGCGTAATACTCGCCGCCTTGTTGCGTTTCCCATTTACCCGCAGCTTGTGAGTCCTGCCTGAGTCTTGTTTGAAATACTGAAGTGTACTCAGGAGTATCCATTAATGTTTTAGCTTTACGACCAAACCGAACTGCAAGTTCGGTGTTGTGAGTGGATTGAATAATTTTTAATTTTGGGTTACGACCAATCATCCAAGCGGGCAGCAGGTAAGAACTAAACTCAGACTTGGTGTGTCTTGGTGGCATGTTAATGATGACACGCTTTAATTCACCTTTTGAAATTTTATTAAATTTATCCGCAATCATTTTATGGTGGGTCCCTTCAATAAATTCTGGCCACACATGTTTTACAAAACTCATAAAATCATTTTGGATTTGAGACTCCTTTTTCTTATCCGTGTATCTAAGATACATTTTCATGAAATCTTTTTTAACGTCAGGAGGTAAGTTTTTTATTTTATCTAAATCGACTTTCATTTCGAAAATTTTTTCTGCAAAATTTTTTAGGTTTAATTTTGTAACCTAGAATGATTTTAACCCATGTCTATCTATAAAACAAGGCATAAAGGGGCTAGCCTTGGGACCCCTTTGTATTTATGTGTGTTAAGAAAAAAACAACGAGCCTATTTTTGGCTCGTTGCTGGTACCTCTATTAATCTAATAATGTCATGTAGGCAGATGGATTAAGCTTGGCAAACTTGCTTAGTCCTTTTTGTACTGTGTCGTAATCTTCATTAAGTTCAGCGTTTTTTATCTCGTCGTGTAACGCTGCTTGCTCGTCTGTTAACTCAGCTGATTCTCCTGAGTATGGGTTAGTTCTTATTGGCATAATATATCCTTTCGTTGTAGGGGATAATATAGGAATACTATCCCCTTGTCAACTATGCTTCTACTATTTTTTTATCTATGTATGGATTGCCTTGCCAGTCTAGTTTTTTTGTCTGTTGCACCTCGATGCTCGTTTCGAGTGGCTCGGTCCTTGGCTCTAGTCTTAGGATAGCGGTTAAGTGTTTATGTATATAATCAGTTCTACATCTCTCATCGCAGAAATAAGCCCACCAACGACTTGACCAATCATTTAAATTATAATGTGAACTTTGACTTATTTTTCTGGTCCTTAAAACCTTATTGCCTTTCACACCTCTAATTCTACCTAAGGTGTGATACGTGTGGCACTCTGGTCCATGACACCAATTAAACTGACTCATTTTCTATTCCTTTCGTTAAATTCAAACCTTGCTCTTTTATTTCGCTCATCAATTTCTTCCAAAGTATTGATACAACCTACTATCCCAATTATGCATATGGATAATATGCATAATGTAAATACGATTAGTTCCCAACTCATGCTATCTTCCCCCATATTCTATAGTTTCCTGTTGCAGTTCTATAACCCATTTTATCTAGATCATAGTATGTAAAACATTCCGTTCCATTTTTAGCTGTCCACTTTTTTGTCTTATCATCTTCCTTGCCTTTACGGATAATAAAACCATTATCCTTTTTGCTGAAGTACCCAATGTTAAATGTTGCTTTCATATTATATCCTTTCGTTAGAGGTATCCTATATTAAATAGGATACCCCGTCAAGTCTTAATTTAACTGTAATGCTTTAAAGTGAGCAATCTTAGCTTCTCGACTTTCAAACTCGTCATCTTGGTCTGTAAGCATATCCGCCAAATTTTCTGGACTAAATACACTTAGAGCCATTGTAGACTGATCGTCTAGCATACTTTCATTTAAAGGTATGCCAAGTTTATCAAACAATTCTTTAGCTTGACTGTACTTAGTATAAGATTTTAAACCTTGCTCAATCTTAGTCACCTTATCATTGATGTAATTAAACATAGCTTCATGAGTTCTTACTAACTCTTGTTGTGCTATCCTAAATTGATTTAGGGTTGAGTGTGTAATGTCATCAACTTGAAACTGTCTACTATGACAATAACTTGTCCCAATAACAGGAATAGTATGTTTCCAAAATGGGTCATTGATAGGTTTATTTTTAGCATCATCATTTTTAGCACGACTAAAACCTATAAACTCTCTGACCTCACTTTCAGCATTGTAGTAGGTTGGATTTCTTTTATCTCCCCACTTGTACTCAAAGTCTGGGTCTAAGCCATGTAATTTTAAATCATCATAATAGTAAGCATAAGCAAAGTTATTATTATAACCATTATTAACATTGGCATCTAGTTTCATATCAAGATGTATTTCGTTGTTGTTAGTTCTTGTATTACCCTCGCTATCCTTTTCATCAGTAGGATTTGTAAAGTAAAAACAACTATCATCATGTATGTGACCGCCATTATCTCCATACTTTGCTCTCATAGAATTAATAGTGTCTACATCTTGTTGAGGTTGCTGTTTCCTAACAACTTGGGTTATCAGTTCCCAGATTTTAGGTTGCAGTTCTACAAAGTTTTCCCTTGCTTTGTCATAAGCAATTCTAACTTTGCTTTTTTTATTACGAAGATGATCTTCGTAATGCGATACTAAAGACTTACGCTTATTAGCATTTAGTCTAAAGTCTTTTGTTTGTGTTTGCATTTTATATCCTTTCGTTAAAAAAATTTATATACCCCTTGACAATCAATGTCAATAGGATTATATAGGAGTGTATTCATTTCTTTTCATGAGTGAATATATCCTTAAGGGGGTGGACGGTCTTCTCTTGATCACTGAGGGCTAATGACTTCACCCCCACTTGGATGCAGTGAACCAAAGCGGTGATAGTTCGCTAGTAACTAGTTAAACCGACCGACTGCTAGCTGGTAGGTTTTACTTTGGTTCTCTGGATCCAGGTCCATGGGAAATAGACACACGTCCCTGGATCCAAAAAAGTCCCTGCTGGACTATTGCGCAAGTGATCACTTTAGCAGGGCACATAGAAAGGATATTATGAAAATTAAAATTAGAAAAGATCTTCAAAAGAGATTTAAACAATGGTGTAAGAAAAATGATCTGGAACCGGAGAAGGCTGCCAACGCTTTTCTTAATAATGAAATAGAAGAATTTTTTAATAATATAGATGGAAAGGATGAAGCTTCAAGCGACAAGCCTCAAGCAGCAAGCTGTGAGTAACTAGAAAAAAGAATTTGACATATGTAGGATGATCCTATATATGTATAACTGCGTCCAGTTGCTGGTCTCGACGTCGTTAAACTCAAAACCAGCATAAACAGAAAGGATATATGATGACAAGACGAATTAAGAAAAATGATTTAACAGCCTGGTTCCTGGAGGACCACGCGACGCTGCCGGCCAGCTATGTAAAGAGCTGTGAGGAATTTTTTAAAAGCATCAAGCCGCAAGCTACAAGCATCAAGCCTCAAGCTGCAAGCCACAAGCCGGTTGACAAACTTATTAATAAAGGATAATATAGGATATGAATTATAAAGCGATAACGGGCTCACTTTCCAAGCCTTCAAAAATGCCAGGGCACGCCTACGGCCTGCCGGCTAAGGAATGCAAAACCGGATCTAAACTTGTTAAAATTAAAGGCAGCACCTGCCATGGGTGTTATGCTCTAAAAGGTTGTTATGTTTTTAAAGTGGTTCAAGCAGCTCAATACAAGCGGCTAGAATCAATTAAACATCCTAAATGGGTAGAGGCCATGGCTGCACAAATAGGCGCTAAGCGTAACAAGTTTTTTAGATGGCATGATTCCGGAGACGTCCAGGACGTGGAACACTTATCTAAAATTTTTGCTGTTTGTAGGTTAACACCGGACACCGCTCACTGGATGCCAACGCGTGAAGCGTGGGTTAAAAAATATTTAGACCTGGCTCCGGATAATCTTGTAATTAGATTTTCTGCTACAATGGTAGACCAGGACGCGCCGGCAAGCTGGCCGAATACTTCAACCGTTGTAACTAAAGGCGCTGCAGCTACATGCCCGGCACCCTCCCAGGATAACGCGTGTAAAGACTGCCGAGCTTGTTGGGACAAATCAGTTAAAAATGTTGCCTACGCAGCTCACTAAACATGCTCCAGGACTGGGCCCGGTTAAACAGAGTTGCCGGGACCTGGAGCGCCAAGCCTCAAGCAACAAGCGACAAGCCGCAAGCTACAAGCTTCAAGCGCCAAGCTGCTCAAAGAACGAGCCGCAAGCCTCAAGCCCCAAGCAGCAAGCGTCAAGCGTCAAGCCGCAAGCGGCAAGCTCTTCAATTTGTTGTCCCTCGTAAAGTTTCACGTCGCTAGAAGCAAGGTGCTTTACTAAGATAAAACTGTTTAGTGGGTGGGTCATATGAAAGGCAATTTGGTGTGGTGAGAAACGAATTTGTTGACGATGAGTTACTTTTAGCTCAACTGTAAAAAAGACATGATTCTTGTTGTATCCCAATAGGTCTGGAACACCAGGAACACTAATGTTTTCAATCCTTGTCCACCTTATTTTGGACAATTTTTTACGAACTTCTTGCCAGAATTTTGTTTCAGGTTTCACAGTAACTACTGTATTTTGAACTCACCTAATTTTTTAACAACATTACCCATTCTCCACTTCTCAGGATCAATCACTAAAACAATTCTATGAGTCTCTCTTACTCCTAGAAGTTTGTTTTCCATCAACTGAATACCTTTGATGTCGTAAAATTTTCCGTCAGGTAATGCCACTTGAACTCTTGCATTCTGTGCGACAGGTGAAGACATAAGTTTATCTAAGACCTGTCTAAATAATTTTGCCATCATAACTTATTGATTTTACACCAAGTTACGTTATATATCAAGTTATGAAAATTTCAGAGTCAACACATATTTCTATGCCAGTTAGAAACCTAATTAGCATTGTCGCTGCTGTGGCAGTAGGAGTGTGGGCATACTTTGGAATTGTTGAACGTATAAATAACCTGGAGACATCAAAACAATTGATGGAAGCAGATCTTTTGAAAAAAGCAGAACAAACACCTAAAAATTTAGAGATGTTAATGCTTATAGAAATGAATGCCAAAGCAATTGAAAAACATCAAACACAGCTTGATGAAAATATACACACCAAAGTATTACTAACAGAAGCAACAAAGAAGATAGAAAAACTACAACAAGATGTTGAAAAACTAATTAGGAAAAACGGCAAATGATAGAGATTATGGCATTGTTAATGTTCGTAGGAAATCCACAAGAACTCAAAGAGATGACATACACTTCAGGTGTTTCTGAGTGTTTGAAAAAGAAGAGAGTCATATCTAGAAACATCGGTAATAGTGTAATGTACATGTGTTCTAAAGTTAAAGCTGAACTTAGCAAAGACAACAAAATACTAAGAATAGAAAAATTAAATTAATATGGGTTTACCAAAAAGATTGACAGAACAACAAATAAAATTTGCTCAAGAGCTTGTGAGCAATGAGGGTCGTAAAACAAAAACAGAGTGTGCCATTGATGCAGGTTATTCTAAAGACAGAGCAAGAGTCACTGCCTCTGAATTAACAAACCCACGTAAATATCCTTTGGTTGTAAAATTTATTGGAGAGATCAGAGAAGAATATCAAAAGAAATACGAAATTAACTATGGTTCACATATCACAGAATTAGGTAAGATTAGACAAGAAGCGTTAAAGAACAAAGCCTGGAGTGCTGCGGTCAATGCAGAGGTTGCAAGAGGCAAGGCAGCAGGATTGTATATAGAACAAAAAATTATTAGGACTGGTAAGCTCGACGATTTATCTGCAGACGAGTTAGAGACTCGAATGAAGCAGATTATCGACGAATACTCACCAATCCTTGATGGGGTTGAAGTTGAAGAACTTAAAGAAAAAGTTAAAGACAAACATTATTTGTCTTCGTCTTCGTCCTCATCGTCATCTTCTTCGTCGTCTTCATCCTCTTCTGATTCTTCATCTGAGACAACATAATCATCATCTTCAGTAAGTTTAAACTCAACAGTCAGATCTTCCATCTCATCGCCGTCTGGTCCTTTGATAATGATCTTACCTTCGTCAAGTAATTCGAGGATTGCGTCCTCGACCGCTTTTTTGATTGTTGCCATGTGCCCTCCCTTATTGGCATGATAAGCATTCATCAGTCTCTCTATCAAGTCTTGATAATGCTTCTTGTTTACATTCGTCGCTACAAATAGATTGAAACTGATTTGCTGCTTCGAATTCTTTTTTGCATACTGCACATTCTTTTTTCATATGTCCCTCCTATAGGTTTTGTTTTTCCATTTTTAATATACATCCTATCGGGAATACATTTCGATCCGAGAATGACTCTTGCGATGTGTCATAGCTTGCAAAAGTTATCAACCTCTTTTTATCCTTCAAAAACAGGTAAGCATGAGTAACCATCTTTGCTGGCTGCATCTGCATCATTTCGCCATAATCTGCATGTCCACTGTCTCCGTAAATGTCTAACCAAGTTATCTTGTAGAAATAATAACGTTTTTTATTAACAACTATTGATTGATATTTTGATTTTTTATTAGTCATTTAAAAAACTTATATACGGTCTATTCTCTAAAATATATTTATACTTACGCGAAAAAAATTTTAAAAGAGGTAGAAAAAGTAGAAATGGGAAATAAGCCTTATATATCAATAACTTAACCCTCTACCTCTCCTCTACTTTCTCTACTTTTTTTTAAAGAATCTAATAAATTCAATGACTTATTTGACCCCAAAAAAGTAGAATAAGCACCTTTTTTGCACCCCGCTGCCCGCTTCTTGCCTCTAGCTGCGACATTCTTGACCATTTCAGCGCGCGTCTGGATAATTTCTGCCGCCTTCTTTACCTCAGCATACCACTCAGATTTTAACTTTTCTCTATCCGTAGTTGATGTCGCTAAGTTGAATTTGTTCGCTATCTTGTCTGCTTTTTTCAACCAATGCATAGTATTGATTCACCCTTTCTAGCCATAGTTGTTGGTATTCTCTGAAGCGTTTCCCGTTTAAAATAAATCTTTGAAAGAAACAATCAGGTGTACACATCAGTATGACCCCCTGATCAATGTTAGTTTTGTAAACTTCATTGTGCGCTGTAGCATAAGCCACCAACTGGTAGTAGTAATCTTCGATCCATTCTTCTTTTTTCGGCTTGTTCGATTGTTTGAAATCAACTATACTTTCCCGTCCTAAATAAACACCACATAAGTCTGTGGCCCCTGCATATCTGCCAGGGTAGTGTAAAGTCGCCTCTAGACCCCAAATTTCTTCCAAATCCGATAAACCCTTATCAATGATCGTTTTTGCCATTCTTTCGGCCTCCTGGCCTATCTCTGTGAGATCTAGCAACCCTTGACCCTCGATATGATACTCCAAATACGAGTGCATCGCTGTACCCCTACTCGCTGCCACATTTTTGACACGTTCTGCCTCTTTTTCGCCAACCTTTTGCCTCCATCTTGCCAAAGACTCCCGCTTCTCGCTGCTTGCTGTGGCAGACAGAATCGTGGTGACAGAAGGGAGCTTCTCGGTTCCAATAGCATAGTGCCTTTTATTCTCGATCAGCTCACGCACAGACTTCGGATAATCGTATAATTTATTCCACTTCATATTAAACTAAATACCGTTAATCCAATTAAAAACAAAACAACTAAATCAGCAACAGTTACTTTCATAATTTATTCCACTTCACGCAAACCAACCTCGTTTAACCATCTCCAAAAAGAACCCCCATGTTTTTTAGAATATTTATAATGCCACTGTAAATCTTTATTGCTAGGATTTCCATTACCGTTTCTACAAGCAATGTCCCATCTATCCATATCCTCACAGCAATGTTGAAAATTTAAATTTTTTCTTTTTTGCGAATCTAATTTCATAAACCGTTCGTAACTATTATTCCACTTCATAGATTTCTATTCCCATTTTTTTCTGCTTATTCGTAAGCGATCGGTTAATTTTATCTCCAGGTTTAGTACCATAACTTTGACTTTTTCTAAAAGATTTCGTCTTTACATCAATTAAACACGACCCACCTTCATCGTTTGTAATTACCAGATCAAAAGGACACTGTGGGTCCAGACTTCTTGATACATGAAACCCTTGTTTCATAAATTCTGCGGCAGCTTTTAGTTCACTCACTGCACCAAGTTTGGTTTTACGACTCATCTCAATCTTTCTAACAATTCAAATAACTTAAATCGTTTTTTATCTTCTTTTTTCTTTTTATCTTCAACAACTTTATGTCGATACTTAGGCGTGCGTAAATCCTTAGCAAACTTATTTCGTGTCATTGAAATAAAGCAGTAAAAATAACATAATGCCTCCGCATATAATAATATACAGATGTGTCATGTCTTGAATATCCATTACCCTGGCTGTCCCTCAGACATACATTTTTCATGATGCGAAAAACATTTAATGGTAATGGTACCCGTTGCCGATTTGATAATAATTTGAGACTCATCGTCTGAATGAATAAACTGCATACTCTCAAACGTTGGAATGGTAATCTCAGTATCGCCTTTTTTATTTGGCATTGTTACACCATTCTTTTTTTACTTGCTCAGATCCATACACAGTATGGAACCACAGGTAGCTAAATTGATGACCGTTTTCAGTGCACCGTTTCCCCCATAAGACTTTGTAAGTTTCTACGTCTTGTTTAGGTTTGGTTGTACAGCCCGTTAACATAATTAAAATAATAATGCCAAGAGCAACTGCAGTGAGTGTTGCGTATTGTTTCATATTTTTCTCCTTTTCGTTTTACCATGGGAATCTTTTAAAAGTTCCCACACATTTTTACCGTCAAGATAAAATCCTTCTATTGACCAGGATTTTCTAGCTTGTCCAAGTTTTTCTTGGTGATGTACACCTCGCCTTGGTTGTTGCATGAATCACAATCCTTTTGTTCTTCTGGTTTTAAACTTGACCCAAGATAACCGTTACCGTTACAATCTGGACAAATCATCTTTCTAGGGTCGTCCCACATAATTTCTTTTTCATTTTTTTAATTACATACTCGGGTTCATACCCTGCATGTCGACACACAGCATAGAGACTACGATTAGGAACTAAAAAATAATCCTTTTGCATATTACGAACCACAGCAGGTCTTATATAACCCTTGAAATCTAACTCTCTTTCGTCAAGAGCATCTTCAACGGCAGCTTTTAAAACTGCAATCCATAATTTTTGTTCAGGAGTTCGTCTGTCTCTAATCTCCCAAGTTTTATTATTATAGTTTGCCATTAAGTTTTCTCGCTTTCTCATTCACTAATGAAGTTACAACCTGACTACGTGATAGTTTCGTATCAGGAGTTAACTTGGTCTGCATCTTTGTAATCGTCTCATAAGTTTTCTTATCAACGGTTACATTTTTATATCTTGTAAAGTCTGTCATTATTTCTCCTTATTAAGTATGGAGAATATATAGGATATTATATTAATTTGTCAACCAATTAATAAAACCCCAGGCACCCATACCGGCGTACATGAGTTCCATCAACATACGAGGGGTGTCGCGGTCTTGTATGGCAATGATGACCCAACCCAGACAACTGACTGTTGAAATACCCCAACCCAAAACTTGAAATATTCTATCTGTAAATGTGGTGAGAATAAGGCACCCAATAACTGCGGATGCAAAAAAGAACCAACGCATAAACATAGATCCTCGAGTTTGTCGCCCGAGTCTAGTTTTCATGATGGTTTACCTTGTCCGACTCTTCTCTTTTTTGTAAATCTTTTATTGGGACTTTTAGAAACTCGACCTCTACGTTTTACTTTTTTTCTTTGGTGGTAATTGTCTACTCCGAATCCTTTTGCTTTTCTAGCCATTCATAATCTTCTTTCGTTAGTTTTAAGTATTTAATTGAACCATTCACATATTGTTTTGTGTCTTCACCACAAAAAGTACATCTATAGTAATCAGTGACCACTGAGACTAACATG